TAACAAGGTTTGTTTTTTTGCTTCTTTGTGGTCCACTGTCGTGGACTTTAAGCAAGGCAACCAAGTGTCATTTTGATGCACCCAGTCGGGCTTGTTAATTTGTGTGTAAATTTCCATTACAGGCATATTTAGAACGGTGTCCTCACGGAATTAAGTATTCATATAATGTTTTAGGTATCAAATTTGTGGATTAAAAGAACGGTAATCCTGATTTTTTAGTTGTATCAAGGTTTTCTTTAACTATTGTTGACATTATTTGGCGATCTTCGAAGGTTGTATTAAATGCTTCATCCAATGTGATTCCGCCTCGCATATACCAAGCTAATCTCATGATATCTGCTTTAAGCTGTTTGCTCTCATTATCTAGGACCTTCACCTCCTGCAAAATTTCAGGGAGAGTTTTTGTCAAGATCCTTATGCGAAAAAATTTGAACTATCAAAAGTTACTGGAACGTCAAATTCTTTAGGTGCACCTTTAGCCTGTTCGTCTTCAGTTGTTGTAGCTGTAAAAGGTTTAATGGCAAATTCATCACGTTGTTTTGTAATGTGATCTAAAACTGATTGATAAAATTCTTTTTCTGCTTTATTAATGAATTCATTAATCATTTTAGAATCAGTAACAGTTTCCCCATCAACTTTAATACTAATAATACTTCCTGCAACCATATCGACAGTTAATTGTGTTAGTCTAATAAAACTCTTGCTAAACATATCCATTTTTTCTTCGTCTGGTATAGTTTTATCATTTACTAAACTATAGATTTTTTGTTCTTCAAAAGTTTTAAGAGAATTTTTAGTATACTCTGAATAAGATAAAGGTTTTACTTTTATTTCCATGTTATCATGAAAAAGTGTATCGTCATATTTTGCTACAATAAGTTTATCAAGTAAAACTCTTAAATCAACTTCCATATCTCTATCAGCTCCTGTAACAGGAACTTTAACACTAAGAGTCATTTGTTCACCATATGTTGCTAATCTAATTCCTATTAAAAGTGCATCCATATCAATACTTGGCATTTGCCATGGATCTTTAATATTAGGTACACAACTCTTAATAACTTCAACTGTAGCTTGACCATTAATTAATGCATCAGGCGTTTTGAATGTGAGCTCATCTTTTGCTGTCATTGGATATACAGGTACTTCACCGTTTTCAGGTAAATCTAATGCTCCTTCGGGATAAAATGTACCTCCACTAGGTAATTTTAGATAAATTTTAGGTTGTCTAAAATACTTTTCTAAAGGATTAGATTTAGCACTTGTTGTTTTTTTTGGCATAGTTTCTCCGTATAAATATTACTCTATATATTGATATAAGGTAATATACGCATATATTTATGAGAGCAATTAACTAGGGTTTTAATAATGGCAGAAGGATTTATAATAAGAGGTCAGGATTTAGTAGAGGCTGGTTTATCCACATCTAGTAAAGATATCCGTATAGAATCCGTATCTAAACTGCCAACAGGTGGTGCCAATGCCACATTAGCCAACATACAAAAAGAAAATAAAGCGAGAGAAAGAAGCATTTCGCAAGAAGATAAAAAATTTAAAAAACAACTAAAGACTCTTGAAGGTACTGACAAAGTAAATGCTATACTAGAGTTTTATGGGCGTAGACACTCAACTACAATTCAAGTTGTAAAAGCATTTGGTTCAAGCATATTAGATTCAAGAACCCAAGTAGATTCTTTTGGACACATAGTTGAATCAGCAACGAGTAGTCTAGGTGTTTTAGGTAGAACTTTAGGTCAAGCATTTAATCAATTAACTATAGAAATTCATAAACAAATAGAAACATTCCGTAATTTATCTGAAGCAGGGGTACAATTCGCTGGAGGATTGTTTGGATATAGAAAAATGGCAATAGATGCCGGTGTAAGTTTAGAGATGTTCCAAAATGCAGTTCACGGTGCGGCAAATACACTTGCATTATTTGGTGGTAATGCTTTAATAGGTACACAAAGATTTTCTAAAATTAGTGGAGACCTTCAAAAAGATTTTGGTCCAATAATGAATAGATTAGGTATTCGATTCGAAGAACAAATAGAATATTTGGCGGATTATTTAGATATTCAAGTAAGATTAGGTCACACTCAAGGAAAAACAAACAGAGAATTACAAGGTGGTGCCGAAAGGTATATTCTTCAATTAGATCAATTATCTAGAATAACTGGTAAACAAAGAGATGAAATAGCCAGGTCTTTAAAAGATACAATGGCAGATAAATCTATCGCTGGTATATTCCAAGCCTTAGAGGCAGGAGCAAATGAAAACCTTAGAGGCATAATAGGTGCATTAGAAGGAATCGAAGACACCGACATGAAGAAAGGTATGCAAGACTTAATTGCTACAGGTGGTTTACCATTAGGCGAATTTGGTAAATCTTTAGTGTTATTAAATCCTTCATTACAAGGTATGGCTAAAAGAGCTAGAGATGGTGAAATAGGAGTTGAAGAATTTGCCGCCGCAATAAGACAAACAGCTCGATTGGCAATGGCACGAGGTGATGAAGAATTAAGATTAACACCTATCTTAGCACAACAAGGCAATACAATTTTGTCATCAATAACGGCAATGCGTAAGTATACTCAATTTGGTGCTGGATTAACTACCGCACAACAAGAACAACAGATACAGATGGAAGAAAATAACAAGTCTGTACAAGGTTTGCAAGGTTCATTCCAAAGATTAGCGAATGCTTTATTGAGTTTATTAGAAGGACCGATAAGATGGGCAACAAAAGCCATTGACGCAATGGCGTCTGGTTTAGAAAAACTTACTAGAGGAGAATCATCATTAGGTGCATTGGCGGCTGGAATTATTGGAGTAACTGTTGCCTTAGGATCATTAAAATTGGCGTCAATTGCCTTAAGAGCTTCGTTTGGATTAATCAGTAAAATACCTTTCTTAGGTGGTGCCGGCAAGATGAAGGCGGCGAGTAAAGTCGCTGGTGGTGTTGGTGGTGTAGCGGCACTTAAAGGTGGAGCTATTCTTGGAGGAATAATGGCATTAGTTGGTGCTGGTTTAGGTGCAGGTTTGTTTTTAGCTGGAAAAGGTTTAGGAGTAGTAGCTGAAAGTTTAGAAAAAGTTGTAAGTGTTGATCATAACAAATTTAATTCGCTAGTAGAGAGTATTAAAGTATTATCTAATACAGATTTTAATGCCAATTTTGGAAAATTTTCAAGCAATATGGCTACCTTTGCATCTTCCATAGAAGAAGCGACAAAAGGACTTGACACAGCTCCACTTATAGAGTATACTAAAAACTTAACGGACCTGAATAAGCAAACTTTGGAAGTCCAGAAAAATCTTGGAACTACAACAGCAGGCACCGGGAAGGTTACAGGAGATAAGCTAGATTCGTTAAATAGTACTATGAATGAGATCTTAATGGTATTGACAGACAATACAAAGTATGCTAGAATTACTTCTAAGAAAGATTTTGAAGGCAATTTAATGAAAATAGTATAATCATATGAGTTGGAAAAAATATTTTACGCAAGTACCGGTTAGAAATTCACAAACAGGACAAATGAGTCCCGTTGGTAGTTCTTCAGGTATGCCTACTGGTCCAGCAAAAACTAATTATTCATCTTTTTTACCTGATGTTTATAGTGGTGCACCTAATAGAATTGAAAGATACGGTCAATATAATGTAATGGATCTTGATTCTGAAGTTAATGCGGCTTTAGATATTTTAGCAGAATTTTGTTCACAATTAAACAAATCTAATGACGTTCCTTTTATATTTCACTTTAAACAAAAAGCAACTAGCACAGAAATTCAAATTATAAAACAATACTTACAACAATGGTGTAAATTAAACAACTTTAACAAAAGAATGTTTAAAATATTAAGAAATGTATTCAAATACGGTGATGCATTTTTTCTTAGAGACCCTGAAACTAAAAAATTGTTTCACGTTGACCCAGCAAAAGTTAGTAAAGTAATTGTAAATGAAAGTACAGGTAAAGAACCAGAACAATATATTGTTAGAGACATTAATTTTAATTTTAAACATTTAGTTGCTACTACACCTTTTCAAACTACAGGAAATATTACTGGAGGAGGTAGTGGATACTTAACAGGTGGCGTTAGAGGAATGGTAGGAGCAAACTTCCAAGACTCTCCAGGAACAAGATTTGCTCATGGACAAAGAGAAATTGCTGTAGGTGCCGAACATATGTTACACTTATCATTAAGTGAAGGTTTAGATAATAACTTTCCATTTGGAAATAGCTTACTTGAATCAATTTTTAAAGTTTATAAACAAAAAGAATTACTAGAAGATGCAATTATAATTTATAGAGTACAGAGAGCACCGGAAAGACGGGTATTCTATATTGACGTAGGTAATATGCCAAGTCACCTTGCAATGCAATTCGTTGAAAGAGTTAAGACTGAAATTCATCAACGAAGAATTCCATCAGCAACAGGTGGCGGGCAGAACGTCATTGATAGTGCATACAATCCTTTATCGATAAATGAGGATTATTTCTTCCCACAAACAGCAGAAGGAAGAGGATCTAAAGTAGAAACACTACCAGGTGGAACTAATTTAGGTGAAATAGACGATTTAAAATACTTTACAAACAAACTTGTAAGAGGTTTACGTATTCCTAGCTCATATTTGCCAACAGGTCCTGACGATAGTCAAGCACAACACAACGATGGCAGAGTAGGAACAGCATATATTCAAGAATTAAGATTTAACAAGTACTGTGAAAGACTACAAAACTTACTTGCTGAAGATTTTAATCAAGAATTTAAAAAATATCTATTAGAAAAAGGTGTTAACATAGATATTGCTATGTTTGATATTAAATTTCAAAATCCTATAAATTTTGCAAGTTATAGACAAGCAGAAGTAGATAATAGTAGAATAGCAACGTATTCTCAGTTAGCAAGTATTCCTTTTATATCTAAAAGATATGCTTTAGCAAGATTTTTAGGTTTAACGCCAGAAGAAATGGCTGAAAATGAAAGATTATGGCGTGAAGAAAATGAATTAGACGCACAAATTAAACCAACATCTGCGGCAGGTGAATTAAGAACACAAGGAATTAGTACAGCAGGTATAGAACAGGATTTAGCAGGAGCAGAAGCAGAGGCTGAAGAACCAGCACCTGAAGGAGGCGCTTCTCCAACACCTCAACAAGGTGGAGCACCAGTAACACCACCTGGCGGAACTCCGACGCCTGGCGCATAAATATTGATACAATGATATTACGAGAGTTATTTTATTTTGATAAAGACACTATGCAACCTGTAGACAACAAAAGCTACGAGGTAGGAAGTGATGAGTCTGTAATGGGCATTGAAGACACTAGAAAAACTAGACTTTCTTTACGTCAAATTAACAGAGCAAGAAAAGCCGGAGAGTTTCATAAAGAAGAACAAATGAAAGAGTTAGAACTTGTAAGAAATATGTACGGCGCCGCTAATCAACCAGAGATGTAATCTATGTCCGTTGCTTTTGTATTGGGCAATGGTATCAGTAGAAAAGTAATTCCACTAGAACCATTAAAAAATAAAGGTAAAATATACGGCTGTAATGCCATATATAGAGATTATCCTGGCTTATGTGACCATATTGTTGCAGTAGACTCTAAAATGGTCTTTGAACTAGTTGAAAATAACATTCCTAATAAAACTCCAGTATGGACAAACCCCAATAGATCATATAAAAAGTTTCAACACTTAAATTTCTTTGAACCTAGTTTAGGTTGGAGCTCTGGTCCTACTGCTTTACACTTGGCTAGTCTACATAGACACAACCTTATCTACATTTTAGGCTTTGACTTCATGGGTACACCTGAAGGTAAACATAATAATTTGTATTCAGATTCTAAAAATTATAAAAAAAGTTCTGATGTAGCAACCTACCATGGTAATTGGAATCGACAAACTTGTATCATCTTACAAAAAAATGCCGCGAAAACTTATATTCGTGTGGTTGCCGATCGGTCAGATCCTACATTTAAGGCTGTAGATCTTAAGAAATTTACAAATTATCATGAATTAAAAGTTTCTGAATTCAAACAAAGATACAATCTATAATTTTTGTTCAAAAAAGGGCCTGTTGGGCCTGTTTCGACTAAAAAATAACGATTTTGTGTAAATAAATGGACGGACAGTCTAGAATACACTTAACAGGAGAAAAAAATGTCAGATAAAAAAGAAAATACATCTGTAAAAGCTGAAGCTGTGGAAGGCCCTAGTAAATTTGAGCAAATGCTTGAAAAACTAGTTGCTGATGACAGAACAGGCGCGGATGATCTATTCCACGAAATAGTGGTAGAAAAATCAAGAAGCATTTACGAAGACCTTTTGGAAGATGATCTTAAAGAAATTGAGACACCAGAGGCTAGTAAGGACGAAAAAACAGCTGAAGCTGTAACATCTGAAGATAAAAAAGAAGATGACAAAGCAGAAGCTGATGAAGATACAAAAGAAGCTACAAAAGAAGACGACAAGGAAGAAAAAGTTGAAGAAGTTGCTAAAGAAGATGATAAAAAAGACGAAGTAACTAAAGAAACACTTGTTGACATACAGCCAGTTGAACAACCGGCTCCAGAAGTAGCAACAACACCAACTTCAGAAATAGGTATTGGCGGTGACGCAACAGACGACATGGTCGGTGATATTGAAGTAGACGGTGACAAAGATAATGGCGACGAAGCGCCTTCAGGTGAAGAAGACCTAGAAGATCGTGTAGTTGACTTAGAAGATGCAATCGATGAGCTAAAAGCTGAATTTGACGCAATGATGTCAGATGGTGGCGATGATGCAGAAGCTCCAGCAGACGACGAAGCTGGTGATGACGCAGAAGGCGACGACGATGCAGAGGGAGAAGCAGAAGCTACTTCCGAACTTGCAGGCAAAGAGCAAGAAATAGGACTACCTAAAGTAGAAAGTAAAACAGTTGAAGCAAAAGCTACAGCAACTCAATCACCTAGAGAGCAAATGAGAGAATATGTTAATAAAGTAACAGCATCTAATACAGATGGTACTGATAATAGCAAATCTCCAGTTAATGCAGACGGTGGTAAAGGTTCAACAGCAACAGCATCAGCGCCAAGTACTTCTACTAAAGAAGACTCAGGTAGTAAGGCACCTAAAGCAGGTGACTTATCTGGTGGAAATATAAACACACCAGGTTCTAGTGCAGGCTCTAAATTAAAACCAGCAAAGGCCAACAAAGCTGACGGAACTGATGGTTCTGCTAAGAAATCAGCTATTGGCAGTTAATAATAATAAGACAAGTAGGACATAGTATAGATGATATCTTTACGTGAGACACTGACCTTCGACCAAGCTAAGATTGTCGTTGAGTCCAAAGATGAAAAGAGCGGGAAGTCCTTATACATGAAGGGCATTTGTATCCAAGGTGGCGTTAAAAACGCTAACCAACGGGTATATCCTGTTAGTGAAATCCAACGGGCTGTCAGTACACTCAACGATCAAATAGAAGGTGGTTATTCAGTTCTAGGTGAAGTTGATCATCCTGAAGGTCTTACAATAAATTTGGACCGTGTGTCCCATATGTTATCAAGTATGTGGATGGACGGACCTAACGGATACGGAAAACTAAAAGTATTACCTACGCCGATGGGGAAACTAGTTGAAACAATGCTTAACAGCGGAGTTAAATTAGGAGTCTCATCGCGTGGTAGTGGTAATGTTCAAGAAGACGGCATGGGACCTTATGGTTCAGGTGAAGTTAAAGATTTTGAAATCATTACAGTTGATATCGTAGCTCAACCAAGTGCTCCGGGAGCCTATCCAACTCCCATTTATGAGCAATTATTGAATACTAGAGGTGGATATAAGGCTTTAAACATGGCAAAAGACAACGAGGCACAAAATTATTTAAAGGATTCGTTAATTAACATAATTAACAAACTCCAATAACATAAGGAGAAAATAATGTTAGATGCACTAAAATCACTTTTTGAGAACGAAGCAATATCAAAAGAGATTAGAGCGGAAATAGAGTCAGCATGGGACAAAAAGATTGGTGAAAACCGTCTTGAAGTTACTGCGGAACTTAGAGAAGAGTTTGCAAAGAAGTATGAGCACGATAAAGCAACATTAACTGATGCTGTAAATGCCATGGTTCAAGAAAAACTTGAAAAAGAAATCTCAGAGTTCGCCGATGACCGTAAACAACTGGCAGAGCAAAAAGCCAAGTATGCGGTTCATATGAAAGAACATTCAGATAATTTGAAAAAGTTTGTTTTCGAACAACTTAAATCTGAAATTGCTGAACTACACGAAGACCAAAAAGTTATGGCAGGTAATTTTGCTAAACTTGAGGATTTTGTGGTTGACGCTTTATCTAAAGAAATTGCGGAGTTCCACGAAGACAAGAAAGACGTTGCTGAAACAAAAGTACGTCTAATTCGTGAAGCAAAGGCACATTTTGAAAAAGTAAGACAAAACTTTATTAAGAAAGGCGCTGAAAAAGTATCGGAAGTAGTTGGTAAACACTTGAAAAAAGAAATTTCTCAACTAAAAGACGATATTGATGCATCACGTAAGAACGACTTTGGTCGTAGATTGTTTGAGGTTTATGCAGGAGAATATACTAATTCATTCTTGAATAGCAAATCTGAAACATCTAAACTTTTAAAAGTTGTAGATATAACAAAACAACAATTAGAAGACGCGAAGAAAACAGCCGGAGATAAAGAAAAGATTATCGAATCTAAACAATCAGAAATCGATGGTCTTAAAAATAAGGCTGAAAGAGAATCTGTAGTTAATGAGTTAATTACACCATTAAACACAGAACAAAAAGAAATAATGACGAATTTACTGGAGAGCGTAGACACTGGAAAATTGCGTAAGCAATTTGACAAATATATGCCCGCTGTAATAAACGGTAGGACGCCAGCGAAAAAGGCAAGCTCAAGTATAGGCACAGAAATAACAGGCGATAAAATTGAAAATAACATTGGTAATGTGAGTCAATTCAATAGAAATATTGTAGATATAAAAAGACTCGCAGGAATCTAAAAAGGAGAAAAAACACAATGTCAGAACTAACAGAAACACGCTGGCAGGATACAAAGAGTGCGTTACTTGAAGGCCTAGCAGGCAATAAAAAGTCTGTAATGGAAGCAACCTTAGAAAATACTAGAAAGTATTTGGCAGAGGCGGCAACAGCTGGAGCAACTTCGGCTGGTAACGTAGCTACTTTAAACAGAGTGATCCTACCGGTAATTAGACGGGTTATGCCGACTGTAATAGCTAACGAATTGGTTGGAGTTCAACCGATGACTGGCCCAGTTGGTCAAATCCACACACTAAGAGTTAGATATGCTGATGCCAACGACGCAACAGGTGGCGACAATGACGTTACTGCAGGCGAAGAGGCATTATCACCATTCAAAATAGGTCAAGCCTATTCTGGAGACAAAACTGCTGGAAAAGGTGGCGGAACAGCCGGCTTAGAAGGTACAGGTGGTAACAGACTATCAATTCAAATCTTGAAACAGGTTGTAGAAGCCAAAACTAGAAAATTATCAGCTAGATGGACTTTTGAATCTGCTCAAGATGCTCAAGCACAGCAAGGTGTAGACGTAGAAGCAGAAATTATGGCGGCATTAGCCCAAGAAATTACTGCTGAAATTGATCAAGAAGTAATTAATTCTTTAAGATCTCTAGCACCTACAGAAGAAGCATATGACCAAGCGGCGGTATCAGGAACTGCTACATTCGTTGGTGATGAACACGCGGCTTTGGCTGTAATGATTAACAGAGTAGCAAACAAGATAGCTCAACGTACAAGACGTGGTGCTGGTAACTGGACTGTAGTAAGCCCTCACGCTTTAACAGTTCTTCAATCAGCAACAACTTCAGCGTTCGCAAGAACAACTGAAGGAACTTTCGAAGCACCTACTAACCAAAAAATGGTTGGTACTTTAAATGGTTCAATGAAAGTGTACGCTGACACATACGCGGCTGACGGAACGGCTGTATTAGTAGGATATAAAGGCTCGTCTGAAGCAGACGCGGCGGCATTCTACTGCCCATACATACCGTTAATGTCAAGTGGTGTTGTTCTTGATCCAGGTACTTTCGAACCAGTTGTATCTTTTATGACTAGATACGGCTACGTAGAATTGTCAAACACTGCATCATCTTTAGGTAATGCGGCTGACTACTTGGGAGAGATCTCTGTTGCGAACGTAACTTTTGCGTAATCAACGAGTAGAACAGAATACGAGAAAAGGCGGCTTTCGGGTCGCCTTTTTTCACGATTAAACTACCTTACAACCTTTAATATCTATACACTTAATAAAACAAACCATTATTTTTGATGTCTGTCAAAAATGTATAGTTTTATCTTTCAGAATACCTTTACCTAAATAATGACACGTTCCCAAGTTTAGAGGAATGTAATTTAAATTTGTAAAGGAGGTCCACAATGGATATTTTACAAAAAGTTAAAGGATGGGCAAAAGGAATTGCTGATGTTGGTGTATCTTTCATCGCATTAGGAATTGTTTTAGAAATTCTTTTCAACGGTCAAGGTATTCCGTTCTGGCCAAATGTTTCTGTGATAGGAAATGTACAGGGCGTACTCTCTGGATTTAGTGATCAAGGATTACTAGGTTTAGTAGCGGTTTGGATACTATATCATATCTTCAATAGAAAATAATATAGATTTAGATAACTTAACCTAATCTTGGGTGGTACTAATGGTGCCACCTAAGCAATAACTATGATTACTTTATTCATTTTATCAAAACTTGGAATTCAAATATCATTAATCGTAATACTCACCAACATATTCTCTAGCATATTAGGGTTTACTTTTTGGTAAACCAAAACTTGACTTTCTACCAAAATACGTTATAATGTAAGTATGAAAACAATAGCTATATTTTTTCTTTCGTTGTTTGTATTAACAGCTTGTTCAGTAAAAAATCCTGCATTAGATTTAGGTAAAAGATGTATGCAAAAAGGTGACCAAATTGTATATTCTTACCTTTGGGTTTATGACAAAGAAGCTGGAAATAAAGCAACAAAAGAAATGTGCGATCAAATCGCAGAATAAACATAAATGGACTTACTCCAGCCGATCTTTGTCAACCAATCTGGTGAAACATATGAAGCTGGATTAGGCCCAGACAATTCAAGTTATAGTCTTAAAGACATTAACAACAGAATTCAAACAGACATAGACTCTGGTCTAGAAGATTTTCTATTATTCATAACACCTAATAAAAAAACTTGGACACCTGATTGGAAATTCCAAGCAGAAGTTGTAAACAAAATTAAAACAAAATTCCCAAAAATACAATTAAGTGTAGATGTATGTTTATGTTCAACACTACCAGATGGTCATTGTTGCGTATTAGATAAACCTGATACTAGTGAACAATTATTAGTAAGTTTAGGAAAACAATTAGAGTCTGCTGGAGCAGATGTTTTAGCACCAAGTGATATGGGAGAAAATACAGTTAAAAATCTTAAAGCAGAAACATCTAAATTAATAATGGCATATGTAAAATGGAGAAGTGTATTTTATAGTACATTTAGAGATGTATCAGATAGTAAACCTTCTAGTGAAAGAACTTATCAATTAAATGTTAAAAATGAATGGGGTATGACATCACGATCACATCAATATGTGGCCGATGGTGCAGATGCATTATTATTAAAACCTGCAAGTCATAGTATGGATATATTTGGATTAGTTAAAGCAGGAACATACAAACAAGTTGGACTATTTCAAGTATCAGATGAATATGTAGGACTACCTACCATTGCACATCAATTAGAAATTGCAACAATATACAAAAGGGCTGGTGCGTCCTTTTTAGTGACATATGGCGCTAGAAACCTGGTGAAAAAGCTGGTATAATTTCATTACTTGTAAATATTTGTATGATAGAAATAGATTCAAATCAATTGTATGATGAGTATTCAGAATACAGAAACAGACTAAAAGTTTGGAAGAGAAATCATGGCATTTTTATCAAAGATATTCAAAAATTAGAACGAACAGTAGATACATTATTAAATGAAAGATTAGATGAATTAATAATGTTAAGACAAACTAAAAGACAAATTTACCAAGAACGTGCTGATCTAAAACTACAACAAGCAATTAATTCCTTAAAATATTTCAGTAAAATAGAGCTTTTGGCTTCCCTCTCAAAAGGATAAATACAATTGAACTAGACACCTTGTCTAGTCTTATGCAGACACAACTGCGTATAACATAGAACGTTAAAGGGAGAAAAAAAATGGGAAGACCTATCAACAAAAGAAACTTCGGAACTGGTGCAGGCAATATTCAAGTTACATCTTGGAGAAAAGCCGCTGGTGTGGAGTCACAAACAGCTGGTTCAATCGTCAGACAAAGATCAACTAGAAAATTTATGGTTAATGCCAATGGTGCAGAAGAATTAATGACTCTAGTTAATAAGGCACAAGGTGCTTTAGCGGCGAGTGAATTTATCATCAATGCTAAAGACGATGGTGGAACTGCTACGCAAGTTACAAAACTTCGTAACAGAACTGTTCAAACAGAAGGAACAGCTAATTTCAAATATACGTTAAGCGACTCTAATGCGGCTACTTCAGCAGTTAGAACTGTAGACGTAATCTAATAATATAAACTAATAACGCATTGTAAGGGGAAGTTTTCACGCTTCCCCTTTTTGCATAAATAAGTATAATATAATAAGAATATGGGTAGACCAGTTAATAAGAAGCATTTTGGGATCGTTAGTGGTTCAGACAACAATTTTGTTGTTACTGTGAAAGTGGGTACAAACGCAGTTTCGGCAGTTGGGATCATTAAAAGACAGCGTGGATCTAATAAATTTATGGTAGATGATGCTAATGATGATTCCGGAAATGAAGGAATATGTAGGTTAGTTGATAAAGACATTAATAGTTTAAATGATAATGAAATGTCTTTAACAGGTTACATAGGCGGAGCTGGTGACGGAGTTAGACTTAGAAAAGTGTTTAATAAAACCGCAATTGACTTTTCC